GACTATATTGTCGGAGCAGAATACTACTCAGGCTTTGGGTCTGACTACCAGAACTTAGATGTTGTATTGTCTACAGGTGATGACGTAGTTACCTCTGCTGGTGATGATGTTGTAGTAAACAAACTAACACAACTAGCTCAGGCTGACAGTGCTATTGTACTTATGGTTTATGATGGTGCTACAGGTAAGATGACCATGGGATTATTCTCAGGTACTGACTTCCTAGACTGGGGTGATGCCAACTACACATCGTATGCTGAGGCTGGGTATGACTTTATGGGTGACTTGGTTCTTAAGAAGAACTCACCGTATATACAAGTGTATCTACGTCCTACTGAGGAAGGCTTTACAGGTAGTGATGCTACAGGCTACACACCAATCCGTGAGTCCTCTCTGCTAGTCTCTAGCTATTGGGACTTCCGTAAGACTACATCATCTACAGCACAACAGGCGTATCGCCTTAAGTACATGCCTGTAGTGGATGCAACACAACTAGGAAGCTGGAACTATCCAGAAGAGATCGTAACCACACGACTTAAAATGAGAGGCCATGGCCGTAGTATGCGTCTTCGGTTCGAGAGTGAACAGGGTAAGGACTTCGTACTACTAGGCTTTGGAGTTATTAGTGCAGCAAACACACGATACTAATTATGAAATCAGAGAAGCTAACCAGAGTGATGTCTTTGATTTAACTTTATCAGTAAAACAATTCTGTAAAGAGATACCACATCCAGCTTGGAAGAAAACAGATAGCTCTAAGATAAAGGATGTAATATCACAGGTTATAGACCATCCAGAAGGTTTTATTAAAGTAGCCTCATACAATGGTGAAATAATAGGTGCCCTCATTGGAATTATTAGTTCAACACCTATTAATGAGTACAAATTTTCTCAAGAGATAATGTTCTGGTTTGACCCTGAGCATCGTAATGGTAAAGTATCTCACAAGTTAATTGATGATTATGTGGATTGGTCTAAACAAAATAATTGTAGTTTTGCAAGACTATCTACACTAGATGAATTATTAGGAAGTCGAGTTGGTGTTCTCTTTAGGAGAAAAGGTTTTACACCTGTCGAAACAGCATACGTAAAGGAACTATAATATGGCAGTATTTACAGCAGTAGGTGCTCTAGTAGGTGGAGGTGCTCTAGCAGGTGCAGCCGTTATTGGTGCAACAGCAGCAGTTGTAGGGACAGTAGCTTCAATCAATGCTCAACAAAGGGCAGCTAGTGCTCAACGTGCATCTTTAGCAGAGCAACAACGTCAGCAGCAACTACAGGTTCGCCGTAGTCAACGTGCAGCTATTCGTCAGGCTCAAATTCAAAGGTCACAACAACAGGCTGCAGCACTTGGTATGGGTGTTACAGGTGGTTCAGCCTTGGCTGGTGGTGCTGCCTCTCTAATGTCACAGACAGGTGAGGCTCTAGGTTATTCTACACAAATGTCAGGCATCTCACAACGTATCACTGATCTAAGCCAACAGGCTGTAAATTATGGTGCTCGTGCTCAGACTGCAGGTGCTATAGCTGGTTTGGGTGCAAGTATTTTCTCTGCTTCTGGTGGCTTCCAAACTCTATTACCACAGGCACAGGGGGCAGGTGCTCCTAATGCCTCAGCCTTGTTGAAGGGTATCGGATAACCATCATGGCTAATAATCTTCCTCTTGGTATGAACATCAACATCCAGTCTTTGGATGAACAATTTAACTTGCGTGAGAAAAGGACTACTCGTACAGAAGATATTGTAGCAGTTACTGGGGAAGAATTAGACACTGAACAAGCTAAGGCTGCAGTACGTAATGAGGATAGTAATCCATACTACCAAGTATTCCAACGTGGTTATCAGCAGGGTAAGACTGTAGAACAGCTAACGGCTGAGGCTGCAGATGTTGGCATGAAGGGTAATGAGTTCTCTAGTAACCCTGACTTCATGATCGAACAAGCACTAGGTCTAAACAACTATGACTTCTCTGCTGTAGATGCTCGTGTCTCTACAAACTATCAGATTGCTCAAGAGATTATCTCAGCCCGTAAATTTGATCTAGCTGCACGTCAAGGCCCATTCGAGAAGACACTTAATTCTGTAGATCGTTTCCTTCGTGATGTATCACCTGTTGGTACATACGAAGCTATTACAGGTAAGACTGAGGCACAGAGCCGTGAGATCCTAACTGCTGCAGCTACTAAGTCACCTAAAGACTTCCGTGTATGGTTTGAAGCCTTTGCTGATGGTGTAGCAAAAGAAGGTCTACTTGCTGAGAATACTATTGGTGCCTTAGAGGACTTGACTACAGAAGTCTTAGGTATGGGCTTTGATCCTAACAAGGGTCTAAATCAGATCCTGTCTGCAGTTGACCTTATCGGTGTAGGTGAACTAGCTGGTGTAGGTATTAAGGCTGTAGCTAAAACATCAATGAAGTCTTCTACAGCTATTGGTCGTGTAGGTGCTATCCGAGGATCTGAGGCAGCTAGTGAGGCTGCAGAGAATATCCTTACTCGTAGCCCAGACCCTGAGGTCTTAGGTAACGTAGCTCCTTCTAACTTAGACCTAGCCCCACAGCCTGTCCGTCCCTCTGCAGCTAAGTTTGTTGAGAAGTTCTCAGAGAATGAGATCATTAAGGGTATCGACGATCTGTGGCAGAAGGGTGCATTTGGTCGCATTGCAGACCCTGAGGCAGTTAAGATTGCAGCTAAGGATATTGCTGACAAGTACGTTAAGAAAGTTAGCAACCCAGTCTTTGACTACAAGGTTGTAGATGAAGGCTTAGGTAACTTTGTAGCAACCATTCGTTTTGGTAAGGCACTAGACGGTACCCCCTTCAAACCACTGCCTGACGGTGGTATCCCACAGGGTGTACAGAAACTAGCTGATGACATCAGTGAGAAAGTCCAGAAGGCTGAGGTAGTACCTGTAGATCCTAACGATCTATCCAAGGGTTACGTTATCGACATTGCTGAACGTGTTAATGTCAGTGGTCTGCCTAAGGCTCTAGATGAGAAGCTAGGCATTGAGGCAGGTATTGTTCGTAATACTATTGGCCGTATCATGAACAATGAGATCATGGCCTCTTCTGCACTTCGTGATAACCAACGTCTTGCTACACTATCCCAGATGGCTGAGAGTTCTCGTGCTGCAGTCAAGGAAGTAATTGATCCATACACTAAGTCACTACAACGTCTTAATGCACAGGAACGGTTTACTCTACAGGCTGTGTACACAGAGCTACGTGACGGTAAGGATGCAGCCCTACGTACTCGTTATACTGAGGGTGAGTTTGCAGTTAAGTATCAGCAACTACATCCCCGTGGTGAAGCCCCTAGCCCCAAGGCTCTTGAGGCGTATGAGGCATTGGCTACAATCGAAGAGGCTGATTACCTACTGAAGACTACAGCCATGCTCAATCGTTACATTGAGAAGGGCTACCAGAACTCAGTAGAAGTATTTGATAACTACTTTGCACCTGCCAAGAAGGTTCGTCGTTCTGATGTACCTGCAGATGCTCGTTTGTATGATGCTGAACTAGGCGGCAAGATCCGAATTAAAGACTTAGAGTCTGATGATATTCCTATCTGGAAACTAGACAAGCCTACTGCCGATGGTCAGGAGTTTGTTGTAGCACCAAAGACTGTTCGTGTCATTGAGCCTACAGATGTAATGGGTTACAACGTAGGTGGTTCTCGTTCTAACCCTAACCTTAATTACTTTGTTGTACTAGGTGACAAACGTCTTAAGGCTCTGATGGGTACGTTCTCTGAGAAACAAGCTAAGACTGCAGTATCTCAACTATCTCGTATCCAACGTGCAATCATTGATGGTGACAATGCTATTGATGATGTCATTCGTGCTAACAACGACTGGAACCCATCTATCCAGAACTTTGAGGATCTACAGAAACTAGCTACAGATGAGGGCTGGGATCTAACTCGTGGTAACATTGCCTACAAGGGACGTAACGATGACATCCTGTCAGGTGAGGTAGCAGGTTCTGATGTATTCACTGGCATGAGGGCTGATGAATATGTCAATGCTGACATGCGTAGGAATGACCGAGTGCTTATGGACTTCGGTGGTGGACGAGCATATAACGAAGATCCTATTAACTCAGTCCTAGCTCAGATGGGTAACTCAGTGTTCACCTACAGCAACCGAGCCTATGCTCGTAATGCTATGGTTGGTTGGGTTAAGAAGGCACAACAGATGGGCCGTAGTTGGTTCCCTGATGGTGTGTCACCTAATGACTATGAGACTTTGTTCCGTCGTGCTGAGATCAGTGGGACTGACGAGTTCTCTCGTCGTATGGCTGAACTACGTGACATTACACTTCGTCGTCTAAACATGAAGGATGAGGCATCCCTGTTCATGGAACGTCAGGGTCAGGCCATTGCTGAGTTTGTATTCGATAAGACAGGTAAGCAACTTAACCTAGGTGATCCATCAAATGGTTTGTTGAAGATTGGTTTCCAGTCAGCCTTTGGTTTCGGTAACATCTCTCAGTTCCTGATGCAGGGTTTCCATGCTACTACAGTAATGGCAATTAGCCCAGTGCATGGCTTTAAGGGTGCAGCAATGACTGTGCCTATCCGTGCTGCTCTACGTGCTACAACACCTGAGATGGCTGACCTAGCACGTAAACGTCTAGCTAAGGCTGCAGGTATATCTGAGAAGGATGCTGGTGAGTTAGTAGAGTTTATTCGTACATCTGGTCGTGCTGTTGTAGATGGGGATGCTATCGAGGATGGCACAGGTGTAGGCTTTGGTATCTCAGGTTGGAATGGTGAGAACATGCGGTACTCAGCTTTGAGTGCTACAGGTTACAACATATCTAAACTTGCAGGTAAAGGTTTAGACCTAGGCTTGTACCCGTTTAAGCAGGGTGAACGTCTATCCCGTTTGACTGCAATCAACACAGCCTTCTTTGAGTTTAAGGCTAAGTTCCCTAATGTCTCTGCACTGTCAGATGAAGCCCGTCTGTGGATCACTCGTCGTGAACAAGACCTGACATTTAACATGTCCTCTCTGTCTCGTGGTAAAGTACAGTCAGGGTTCATGCGGGTACCAACTCAGTGGTTGTCGTACTCACTACGTGCCATGGAGAATATTGTAGTAGGACGTAACTTCACCGTAGCTGAACGTGCTCGTTTGTTTGCTGTATTGGTTCCTATGTATGGCTTGACAGGCTTCGGTCTTACATCTGCTGCAGACTATATCGGTGAGAAGATGGGTATCAGCCCAGATAGTAGCCTATATATTGCACTGAAGTATGGCTTCCTAGATGGACTGATAGCTTCACTTCCATTCGATGTAGAGATTGGCTTAGGTCAACGTCTTGCCCCTATTGGTGCTATCACAGATACCTATAAGAAGATCTTTGAAGAGGCTACCATTACAGCACTGGGTGGTCCATCTGGTGAGATTGCTGGTGGTGTATTTACAGCCTTTATGGATGCAGCATCATCGTTGATCCATGGACACACAGCTACACTGACTGATGATGCAGTTAAGATCCTACGTCAACCATCTGGCCTAGACAACATTGCTAAGGCTATCGGTATCTTCAACAACGGTGTGTATCGTAGTAAGAATGGTATTGAGCTAGATGCTGAAATGTCCATAGGTGATGGCATTGTTGCCCTTACAGGTTTCACTCCTCTCGAAGTAGTAGAGAACTACAGCCGTATGAGTGACATCTACAACAGTGGACGTAAGTTCTCAGACTTCCGTAAAGAAGTTAATCGTGATGCTGAACGTATCTTTAACTTGATGGAGGGTGACCGTGCTGATGTAGACAGAGCAATACAACTCATGAAGGAATTGCATGAACGTATTAGCTTCTCAGGTTTCTCAGCCTCACAGACTGCATCACTTCGTCGTTCTACTCGTACTGCACTAGAGAGAAATTGGCAGAAGATCCAAACTAATTTGATTGAACAAGATAAGTTGTATGCTCTACAGGCTACAAGATCCATCCTGAAAGGTACAGAATAATGGCTGATCTATTCGCCCCTAAATTTCAAGGTGATGTCGCCTTTGAACGTCCCCTACAAGCTGTTGAACAACCATCTGCTCTTGCAGCACTAGCAGGATTAGGTGAGTTCTTTGTTAAGGACTACGGTGCAAAGCTGGCTGCTGATGCACAAGCTGCAACCAAACGGTCATCATCTATTGATCCTAACTTAAGTGTATTCCAACAGGGGTTAGAACGTATTCAGGCTCTACGTGACCAGAAGGGTGAGGCTGCAGCACTTATTGCTGAACGTCAACTAGCTAAGAACTTTGCACTACAGGGTGTTGAGTTTGATGCTGACTACCAGAATGTCTACACAGCTACCACAGGTCGTCCTTGGGCTGGATATGGTCGAGACAATGAATCCTTTATGCGTGAGCAAGCACTACAAGATCCTCAGGTACAGGCTTCTTACATTGCATCCTTTGCTATGTTGCCTAAGGATTCTACAGATGAGCAACGTATTGAGTATGCTATCGGCCAGAAGGCTACACTACAGGCATCTGCAGATGTTATTGCTCGTTCTAAGGCTGAAGCAGGATATGCTTGGTCTGTAGAAACTGAGGCTGCGTATGGCAAAGCTATTGATACTTTCCTAAGTGCTAACCTAGGTTCTCTTGTGTCTACTGTTCAGGGTGGTGGACGTGTAGGACCACAGGCTTTAGCTAACTTACAGGCTTCATGGTCACAGCTAAAGGTTAATATCTCTCGTCCATCTGGTGTGGCTGATGAACAGTGGAAGTCAACTCAGGATAAGATTAATAACATTGATAGTATGTTGACTAACCTACAGAAGGCATCTAGCTCTGACGTATTGTTTGAAGAGATTACTACAGCAATGGCTAACTCTCTGATCCAAGAGGGTGGTGGTGATGTTACATCTCTGTTGTCAGCAATGACAGCTATTAAAGATCCATCGTCATTGACTAACCTAATGGGTGGTAATGTAGAAACATTCATCATGGAAGCAGGTAAGTCTATTAACCTAAACATTACTCAGCCACAGCTATTCTCACATCTGTTAGGCCAGTCTACTGGGCAACAGGATGGTGGCGTAATTACTATTACTGAGCTACCCCCAACTGTTCAGTCTAAAATACAAGGTCTATCACCACAACAGTACTACGATGGCCTTAAGGCATCTGGTCAATTAGCTGCCCTGATAGACCCTAATGCTATTCAACGTCCTGAGGGTCGTCAACAATTCGTAGAAAATGCTGCAGGTATTGGTGCAGTCATGATGTCTATGGAGAATGACCAGTTCCTATCCTCTGACTTTATTAAGCAACTTGTGGCTAACCCACAATTCCTACGTAATGTAACTGCACTAGAGGCTGTAGATCCTGAGGGTGCAGCAGTTGTACGTAGCTACATTATCTCAGGCTTGAACACTGAGCTTGCTCGTCAGCAACGTAACGTAGGTGCTATCGAGCAGGGCTTGGGTGCAGTATGGGATGGTAGCAAGTATGTTATTACCCGTGAAAGCATCATGCAGAAGGGTGGCTTCACTGAGGAACAAGCTGATCGTTTCCTAGCTTGGGTCGGTAAGACTTATGGTGGTAACACTGAGCTTCTAGCACAGGGTATGGTTCCTCTTCCTGAGGGATTAGGGTTCAATCCACAGGGTCTATCCTCAGCATATGATCGTCGTAATGCTATGACTGTCATTCAGGACACAGTTCGTATGCTAACACCTGATATGCCACAGCAAGCTGCACCTGAGTTGACTGTCGAGACACTGACAGGTCAGACCTCTACAGATCTTATCCGTACTGCAGAGAGTGCTCTAGGGCTTAACGAGAATAAACAGAGAGCTTTGGTATCACAGTACCTAGCTGAGGGTGGTGTAAACATTGATCCATCACAGACCGCATGGTGTGCAGCCTTCGTTAATGCTACACTATCTAAGACTGGTCTAGATGGTACAGGTGCTCTTAATGCTCGTAGCTTCCTGAACTGGGGTGAAGAAGTTACTACACCACAGCTAGGGGATGTTGTAGTCCTGTCTCGTGGTACAGATCCTAACCTTGGTCATGTAGGTTTCTTCAAAGGCTTTGATGCTCAGGGTAACATTCTTATCCTTGGTGGTAATCAGGGTGATGAAGTATCTGTTAAATCCTACAGTGCAGATCGTCTACTAGGCTATCGTCGTCCTGCAGGTTCTACAAATGTAGGTACTGAGGCAGGTCTTACACAGAACATCTATCGTGCAGCTACAGATCCATCCTTTATGCCAGCACCTGTAGCTCCTACACAGCCACTTAATGCCTTCACTGCACCAATTCAGGTAGGTGATCAGACTATCGGTGCTGCTCCTGTAGAAGAACAACCTCAGGAACAACCTACTCAGGAGGCTGCAACAACACCACAGCCTACTGCACAAGAAACTGCAGTATCCCCTGAAGTACAGGCTCTACTAGATAGCTTGACTGGTGCTAGTGAAGAAGAGAAGCAACGTATTGTAGAATTTTTAGGACGGTAACATGGGATATAAACTAGGATTACGTAGCAAGCAACGACTAAAGGGTGTACACCCCGATCTTGTCGCAGTAGTTAAACGTGCCATTGAAATCTCTGAAGTAGACTTTACAGTCCTTGAGGGTATCCGTTCTGAGAAACGACAGGCAGAACTGTTAGCTAAGGGTGCATCTACTACAATGCGTAGTCGTCACCTGACAGGACATGCTGTAGACTTGGGTGCATATGTAGATGGGTCAGTCCGTTGGGATTGGCCTTTGTACCACAAGATTGCAGCAGCTATGAAACAGGCAGCAAAGGAACAAGGTGTTGCTATGGAGTGGGGTGGTGACTGGGCTAAGTTTCCTGATGGGCCACACTTCCAACTTAACTGGGAAAAGTACCCCAAATGACACCTGAGTGGTTAGATAAGTGGCGTATCTGGCCTAGAATGATTATAACCCTGTATGGGTTTGCCTTCTACCGTACAACCGAATGGTTCATGGGACTGGAAGACCCAAGCAATGCACAGGCTGGTTTTGTTTCTGTTATTGTTGGGGCTGGTGCTGGGTTCTATGGTATCTACGTCAATGGAAAGAGTGCAGGTGGTTCCTTTTCAAACTCCTCTTCCGATCACAGTAACAATACTTCCATGAGTTATAAATGAGATGGTTATTAATCATACTGCTAGTCTCTAGTTGTAGTAATATACCATCATTCCTTATGGGCGGTGGTGGCCCTAACGTAGCAGCCAACACTCAGATAGGTAAAGAGAACAATCAGAACGTAGGTGTAACAACTTACAACAAACCAGAGGTCAAGGCAGAAGGCCCAATAGATACTGTTGACCAGAGTACTACAAACAATACTGAGATAGATCCTCTGTTATTGATATTGCTAATACTAGGTTGGTTAGCACCATCACCACAGGAAATAGGGAGAGGAATAAGCCGATGGCTGAGAGGCTTAATAAGTCGAAAATGAAATGTAACTCACCGAAGACTACTCCTAGTCACCCTACTAAGTCTCATGTTGTTAAGGCTTGTGAGGGTGGTAAAGAGAAGATCATTCGGTTTGGTCAACAGGGTGTCAAGGGTAGTCCTAAGGGATCAGCCCGTAACAAAGCATTTAAGGCTCGTCATGCTAAGAACATCAAGAAGGGTAAGATGTCTGCAGCATACTGGGCCGATAAAGTAAAGTGGTAGATCCACTATCAGCACTAGCCATGATTAAGACTGGTATTAGTGCAGGAAAAACACTAGTCTCTATGTCTAAAGATATATCTAGTTTCTTTGATTCTGTAGACAATGCAAAGAAAGAACATCAGAAGAAAAAGGATAGCATCTTTTCAAGCTCCAATGAAGAAGCCCTTGACACTTGGATGAAAAAGCAACAGGCTATTGAGGCAGAAGCAGCCCTAAGAGAAATTATCATATCTCAAAGAGGTTACTCAGCATATCAGGATCTACTAAAAATACGTAGAGAGATTGCTCAAGAAAGAAAAGAACGAGAAAGAAAAGAAAGAAAAGAAGCTGAAGAGTTAAGAGAACAGTTGGAGTTAGCTGCAGTGGGTGTTGTTATTTTTATTATTATGGTAGTACTAACTGTAGCTGCTCTACATTATAAAGGATACTTGTGATGCCACTTAAAAAAGGTTACAGTAAGAAGACCGTCAGCCAGAATATCAAGACTGAGATGAAGGCTGGTAAACCACAGAAGCAAGCCGTAGCTATTGCACTTGACGTAGCTCGTAAGGCTAAGAAGAAGGCTAAGAAAAAATAATGGCTAAAGGATTATATGCTAATATCCATGCTAAACGTAAACGTATTGCGGAAGGCAGTGGAGAGAAGATGAGAAAGGCTGGATCAAAGGGTGCTCCTACAGACAAAGCCTTCAAGCAAGCAGCTAAGACAGCTAAGAAGAAAAAGTAATAATTAACCCCCTTGGATTTCTCCTTGGGGGTTTTGTTTTATTGTTGTTCCATCTCTTGGATTAGTCTATCTAAATACCATCGTGCCTTACGTAGATCCTCTACTGGCTTACCCTTGTACCGATAACGGTGTAGATACTTCTTACAGTTACCCTCTAGATAACCTAAGAACATCATAGTATCCATGTTGTCTTTCATGTAGTCGATACACTCAATGCTGCCATTACCGTAGTGTGGTGGTTTGTTTACTACATCTTCTTTTGTCATAGTCCCTCTTTCATAAATACTTTGACCCACTCAGCACAGATGTCACTACGGACAATATCTTCTACACCAAACTCAATGATCGGTACTGGTAGCATGTGCTTCTTGGCTAGGTGAATAATCTTAGACAGACCATCAGCTTCCTTCAAGTCTGACTGTTGAACATCGCCATTGAGTACGATAGTAGTCCCCTCGCCAACCCTTGTCAACAACATCTTAAGTTCATGGGTGGTAATGTTCTGTGTCTCGTCCACAATTATGAAGGCATTATCGAACGAACGGCCACGCATAAGTGCCAGAGGTGCCATCTCAATGTTGCCATTCTTGATGCCAGTTTCGACTGTTCCTTTTCCAAGGTGTTTCTCCAGTACGTCTAGGACAGGCAATGCCCACGGTTTAGTCTTCTCTTCTAAGTCACCCTTGAGGAAACCTAGCTCCTTACCTACAGCCACGTGTGGTCTTGTGATGACGATCTTGTCGATCTCTTTCGTCGTGTAGAGGTCGGAAGCATAAGTCGCAGTAACATACGTTTTGCCTGTACCTGCAGGGCCAAGGATAAATACTTGAGAACTTTCTTTAAGTGCATCTATCAGTGCCTTCTGGTTTTCTGTACGAGGTACTAGACCTGATGTCTTCTTGTTGTCAGCCCCCTTGTAGTTAGTCTTACGACGAGTACGAGTAGGCTTCTTTGGAAGATCGTTATCAATCATAGTGTGATCAACTCAGCTTGTGTGTAAGGAATATGGAAGAACTTCTCACCCTTAGCTATCCACCTACCGTGTGCTTCCTTAAGGCTGTCTATTGTAAGTAGGGTATCCTTGATGCGCCATACTTGCTTCATGTCATGACGGAATACATAGAAGTTTAGTACACCATTCTCACCATCATACATAGACAACAGACGTTTCTTGCGTTCAGGGATACGGATCTCAGACCAGTGTGTAGGCCAGTCAGCTTTCCATGCAGTCTTAACCTCAGCCTCATTGAAGTATGTGTATCCATTCTTCTGGGTTACTACATCAACATTGTAGTTCTCTTCATTGTTGACAACTGAGTGGCCCTTAGATACTAGGTAGTCAGCTAAGATGTCACGTGCTGGTTTATCGTAAACATCATAAGCAGCACGGTTAAAAGGTCTCTTGGTCATACTATTAAAATTCCTTTGGGCAATCATCAACTAACAGATCTCTTAGCTCTGTGTAACCACCGACATGAGTGCCATCTGACTTAAAGATTTGTGGTACTGTAGTGTACCCTGCTTGCTTGATCAATGTCAAGACCCATTTACTACTTGGTGACTGCACATTGTACTCAGTGAATGGTTGGCCCTTAGCTTTTAGTAATGCTTTAGCTGTATCACAGAAGTTACATTGATCCCTACTTATCACTACCCACATTATCTTGTCTCCATTTAAGCTCGTGCAGTAACATCTTTTGTTCGTAGTCAGACATGATCATCCAGTTACGTATTTCGTCTATAGTCCTCTTACACCCTGCACAATACCCATCGACTATGCGACAGAACTTTATGCAGGGTGAAGGTGTAGACCCTATGTTAGGTCTACGATTTCGCATGAGTCACCAGAACAGGCTAGTGTCTGACTGCCAGATGTGTTATCCTCTTGCTCATAGCCTGATAGTTTAGACCAGTCAATAGCAGAAGGCATGACAGCTAGTAAAGTTTCGTAGTCAGTCTTACTACAATCCTGATAGGGTGGTTGCTGATAGGTGTGTTCGTTATAGGGCATGAAGGATACACCTGACATTTCATCGAAGTGTTCATACACAAATGCACCTACCTCGAACCATTCATTAGACTTGACGTTGATAGTTACAGATGGTTTGTGTTCACACCAGTGACGTTGATAAGCCAACCACATCTTTAGCTGATCAATAGCTGACAGGTCTTCAGTTACTACAGCATTATCAGGAGACTTCATAGGGAATGAGAAGACTGTAGTTGTATTTGGTTTCCTGACACATGGCTCAGATGGAATACCCTGATCCTTCATGAACTGTGTCAGTGGGTCTTTGTTGTCACCACGGACAGTACGAATGTAATAAGGGCTGTGACGAGCATGTATCCCACTAGCAGAATCAACAAGTTGGGAGACAGTGCCACTAGGTTTGACACAAGTGATAGCAGCAGCAACAGGGATACCAAGGTGCTGGCTCCATTCAGCATTAGTACTAATAGCAACATTCTTTAAGTGCTCCAATGTTTTCTCTAGACCTTGGTTCTTTGTGGTCATGAGAGGGTTGTCCATAATACCTGTAAGGCTTACACCCAACAGACGTTCTTCTTCTGTGTTCTTCTGCCAGATCTTACGAAGGTAAGGGAACTTAGTATACGTAGACTGAATAGTCCCTAAGATTGTAGCAAGACGAACCTTACGTTCTAAATCTTCTAGAGTATCTGTAGCACGTACTACACACTCTGTCAGGTTACAGAACTGATATGGACGTAGGATGATTTCTGAGCAAGGGTTAGTGCCGAACTCGTAGTCTGTATCACGTCGTCCATTCTTTGCAGCCTGTTTCTTACTGGCTTGGCGGTTAAAGATACCACGTTCACCTGACCCAGACTCAACCAATGCCATCCACTCACGCATGAATGAAACAGCATCAGGCTTTTCCGTGTAAGCTACAGAGTTATTAGCTAGAGCACGGTAACCAAAACGGTAGATGTTCTTATCGGGTTCATCCCACCATTCACCTGACTTAGCATGACGCATACGGTCATCACTCAGGTTAGACAAAGAGATCATAGCTGATCGACGTACACCACCAACAACTACAACCTCACCGATCTTACACATGATGTCATGTGCTTCGATAGAGGATAGCTTACGTCCCTGTGCTTCTTTGAACTTAGATACAACAAAGTTAAACAAGTCCACCAGAGGGGCAGGACCAGAGGCACGTCCACCGAATGTCTTTAGTCGAGCACCTGCGGGACGGACACGGGACACATCCCACTTAGGGATCTCACCACTATAGAGGAGTGCAATCACTTGACGCAGAGCTTTAGCCCAACCTTCTTTGCTGTCCTTCACGACGATTGTGGTATCACTCTGGAACAGTTGTGGTACTTCTGGCAGCTTAGTGACGAACTGACGTTCAACAGAGAAGCCAACACCAGTCCCACACAACAGAATGAACATAGCCTCGTCGAAACTCTTGGGGTCATCTACAGGTAGATAAGAACAGTTATACCCTGCAGTGTTGTCTCGTTCCAAGGCTGGCCCTGCAGTCATCATAGCTCTCATAGATGGCATGACTTCTAGGTTAAGGATAGCTTCCTCAATATCCTTGGCTGTCTTGTCGTTTACCTTACCAGCTACAAGATTATTGATGTAACGGCCTACAGTTTCAGGCCAAGACTCACGGCGGTTCTCGTCGTCCAACCAACGAGCATATCGTGATGTGTGGATAAATGCTTGGTAGTCTGTTGGTAGGTAATTATTGTTTGCCATTTGTTCCTCGTTTCTCCATATCGTCTTTCATCCAAACCAGTCGGTCAATATCACAACGGTTAATACCAATATCTCGTAGCTCTAAATCACTCAGCATGTTAAGCTCTTTAATAACTCGACGGTGTGCTCGCCATGTCTGTACGTACTTAAGGAATCTCCATACCCAATTCATTATCGTTTATCTCCTGACCCACCAAGTGTACCACGAGACTTACGGTCATATAGTTTCTCTAAGTTCTGTAGTGCAATATCATGTAAGTCAATATTCAGGTCACGGGATAGTGCAGCTACATACCACAACACATCACCAATCTCTGCGGCAATACCTTGACGATCAAAG